TGGAGACGCGAATCACGGCGTCGAGCACGTCGAGCGGCGCAGCCACGACGGGCATCTGGTCGAGCACCAGCACCCTCGGCGGCGAGATCACGCTCACGAACGGCGCGACGCAGGACACCTTCGCGAACGCCCTCGCGGCGATCAACCCCACGCGTTACGACCGGATCGTGTGCGCGTGCATTGAGAGCACCAACGCTGACCTCGTGGTGGCCGAGCTCAACACGCAAGCCGGGCCGACGGTGCAGCTCCTCGAGCAAGCGATCATGGCGACGAGCGCGACCTACGCCAACGCCGTGACGCTCGCGACGGGCCGCAACGCCTCGCGCCTCCAGGTCGCGTGGCATCACGCCTCCGTGCTCCCGCCGCCCGACGTCGCCGCCCAGGTCGCCGCCGCCCGTCTCGCGGGCGACGCCTACGCCGGCGGCTCGCTCGTGGGCGAGGCGAGCGACCCCGCCGCCAACCTCGACGGCGTGAACCTCGCGACGGTGCCCATGCAGCGCCTCCCCGCGGACCGCCCCACGGGCACCGAGATCGAGAACGCGCTCAACAACGGGCTCGCGGTCGTCGGGACGAGCGCGCTGCGCCCCGGCTACGGCGCCCTCGTGCGCTCCGTGACCTCGCGCTCCACCGCGGCGGGCGTGCCCAACTACGCGGTGATCGACACGGCCTACGTGACCGTGTGCGACTACGCCGCCGACGACCTCCGCTCGTACCTCGCGACGGAGCTCGCGGGCGCCAAACTCGGCGCCGACGATGCGTCGGGCAACCCTGTCACGCGCGCGCCGAACGTCACCACCCCGAGCTCGATTCGCTCGCTCATCTTCGGGCGGCTCAAGACCTACGAGGCCGACGCGATCCTGCGCGACGTGAGCCTCAACGATGCGCTGCTCGTGGTCGAGGCCGACGGCACCACGCCGGGCCGCGTCAACTGCGAGATCCCCTGCGAGCCCATCACCGCGCTGCACCAGGTCGCGGGCAACGTCCGTCAACTCGCGAGCCTCTGAGGAGCACTGACCAATGGCACGCTACTCCGCTCCCGGCGCCGTCTTCTACCGCGGCCGCCCCGTCCTCGAAGCCACGTCCATCACCATGGACCTCGACAGCGGCAACAAGGACGTCGTGACGATCCTGAAGGGCCGCGCGGGTCACACCGCAGGCCCGCTCATGGCGACGATCGCCGTGGACAACGCGCTCCCCTCGACCGGCCCCGAGGTCGATTGGATCGGCCTCTGCGCGGCGCAAGATGAGATCGCGCTCGTCTTCAAGATCGCGGGCGACAGCTACGCCTTCAAGGGTGACGTGCGTACCGCCAAGGTCGACACGAAGGCCGAAGGCACGCCCAACAGCGTGTCGTTCAGCTACCACGCGACCTACGTCGGCACCGCGTGACCGATCACCTCAAAGGCTCGAAGCTCTCGCGCCTCATGGCGGGCCGCGAGCGCCCGACGCGCCGCTTCACCGTCGAGGTGGTGCGCGAGAGCGGCCCCGAGTCGATTGCCCTGGCCGTGCGCACGCTCTCCGCTCACGAGCAGGAGCAGGCGCACGCCGAGGCCATCAAGTGGCTCGTGGGCACGGGCGGTTGGATGCGCGAAGACCTCATCGGCGACGCGGGCGACGCGGTGCTGAACCTCGAGGTGATGGTGCAGATCCTCGCGCGCGCCCTCGTCGACCCCGACCGCACCGATGCGCCCTTCGCGGCCGACGCCGCGGAGTTGCGCCGATGCTTCGACGTCGACGAGGTGCGCGCGTGCTTCGACGAGTACACCGCGCACGCGCTGGAGCGGTCGCCGTTCCGGCATCTCAAGACGCTCGCAGAGGTGCGCGAGGTAGCTGACGCGCTGGGAAAAGGGCTGACGCAGCCGACCAGCTTGCAGCGCTTCGACACCACTACGCTGCGGCTCATCATCACCTCACTGGTCGAGCGGGCTGCGAGATGGACGACGCCGAACTCCTCGGCCACTACGCCGCCGACCGACTCGCCCGCCGACTCCTCGCAGACCTCGACGGCGACGACGCCCCGAGCGATGACGCTCGACGACTCCGAGACGCCCTGACCCGCTGAACCATGCCGCGCGCAGTCCTACAGATCGACGCCGACACGAGCGGCCTCCTCGCAGCCTTCGCGGCCGTCCGTGGCGCCGCGAAGGCCGCTGAGGCCGACGTGCGGGCGTCGATGGGCAACGCTGTCCGCGCGTCGACGGCGGGCTATCAGCGCACGGGCCGTGTGGCGCGTGACGAGGCCGCGCGTACCGCGCGCGCCGAGGAGCAAGGGGCACAGCGCTCGCTCGCGGCGTTCGTGCGCAGCGAAGATCAGAAGCGTCGCGCGCTCGCGATGACCGCGGCCTCGCGTCGCCGCGCCGAGACCGACGCGACGAAGTTCGCGCAGGACGAGGCCCGCAAGCGCGGCCTCACAGGCGAGCAAGAGGCGCGCGTGCGTCAGGGCGCGCTCGAGCGGTTCACGCGGCAATACGAGAGCGCCGAGAAGCGACAGACGGCCATCGCGCAGCGCGAGGCGTCCGCACGCTCGCGGCAGGGCAGTCAGATCGGCACGGGGCTCCGGCGCGGGCTCAACGTCGGGCGCGACGCGGCGCTCAACGTCGCGCGCGAGGCGCACTCACAGATTCAGGACGCGCGGCAACGGCGCGCGGCGAGCGAGCACACGCTCAACGCGGCGTTCTTCCAAGCGGGCATTGGCGGCAACGAAGCGACCGCGATGCGCTCGCGGCTTCAGCGCGAGATCGCCACGGGCGGGCTTCGCGGGCTGTCGATGGAAGACGTCGCGGGCGGCCTCATGGAAGCGCAGACGCAGTCCTCTGTGCTCACGGGCGCGAGCCCGGCGGAGCGCGCGCAGCGCTTCAATGACCAGATCGGACTGATGCGCTTCGCGCGCAACACGTATCAAGACCCGTCGGAGGTGCTGCGCGCGGGCGGGATGCTCTCGAAGCAGGGCATCACCGGCGCGGCTCAGATGGACGTGCTGCGCAACATGACCGGCATGGCGCAGGCGGGCTCTATCGAGCTTTCGACGGTGATGTCCACCGCGCTCGGCCCGATGATGGCGAACATCGCGCGGTCGACGTCGAGCGGTCAGACACCCGAAGCGCGCGCCGCGTCGGTGCGCTCCGCTGTGCTCGAAACGATGGCCGTCGGCGAGCTCACGTCCGCTGGCGGTCTCACGCCGCGCCACGCGCTGAACGCCCTGGCCGCGCTGCGGACCGAAGTGACAAGCCCTGTGATGGCGGGCCGCGTGCGGCAACGCCTCATCGGCGAAGGACGCACAGAACTCGCAGACCGGCTCACCGCGCAGGACTCGCAAGGACGCGTCACGCTGCGCAACCAAAGCGCTGTTGGCTTTGTGTCCGATCTCATGCAGGGCATGGGCGGCGACACGAACGCGGTGACGAACCTTCTCCGCTCGGGCGGCTCTCGCAGCGCCATGGTGCTCGGGTCGCCGGTGCGCACGCTTATCAGTGCGCTCGCGTCGCAGGGCTCTGGCGGTCGCACCATCAGCGAGAACGTCGCGCGAATGCAGGCCGAAGGGTCGACCTTCGGCATGGGCGACGTGGGCCGCGGCGCCGCGATGGTCGACGCCGAGCAGCAGACCGCGCTCCGCGCCGCAGAGGCGACGCGCGACAACGCGCTGACCGACAACACCTCGGCCATCGTCAACCTCTCCAATCAGTTCGCGACGTGGTCGACGTCCAACCCCGTCGCGTCGAGCGCGATGCAGTCCGGCGGCGGGCTCCTCGGTGGCATCCTCGGCGGCGCGACGTTCTCACGCATCGGCACAGCGCTCGCGGGTACGGGCGTCGGCGGGCTGCTCACGGGCGCTACGAGCATCGGCGGCACGATCGCGGCGGCGAAGGCCTCGGGCCTCGCGCTCCTGGGCTCCGCGGGCGGCATCGGCGCGACCCTCGCGGGCACCGTCGGCGCAGCGGGCGCGGGCACCATCGGCGCTGTCGTCGGTGCAGGCGCGGCCCTCGGCGGCGGCGCCGGGACGCTCATCAACCGCGCCGTCTACGACGATGCGACGATGCGCGACACGACCGGGCGCAGCACGCGCGAAGCGGGCGGTCAAGCGGCCTACACGAACGTGTTCAGCGCCGACATGTGGCGCGGGTTCTCGACGTCGGTCTCGCAGGCCGTTCGCGACGGTCTCAGCAACGCCACCGTCACCGCGACCGTCGCGCCCGTCGACGCCGCACACGCCGCCTCGCAGGCCCCCGCCGCAGGTGCTCCCGCACGATGAGCGACTACCTCAAAGACCTCGCAGAGTTCTCCTACGAGGGCATCCGTTTCCCCGCGCAGGCCGCGGAGACGATGGGCGGCAACGACTTCGTGAAGCACGTCGCGTATCGCCGTCGCGGCGCCGACGTCGAGTACACGGGGCAGCGCGCGTACAGCGGCTCGTTCACGATCCCGCTGGTGAACTCGCCGCAGCTCGTGGCGCGCTATGGCGACCTCGCTTCGGGCGTGCGCTACGACCTCCTGAACGCCTTCGAGACGACGCCCATCGGGAGCCTCCAGCACCCCACCCACGGGCTGCTCACGGCGGCGATCGAGGAGTGGTCGGAGCCCATCGACGCAGGCGTGCGCAACGGCTTCGTATGGACCGTCAAGTGGTCGGAGCACAACGCCACAGCGGGGCTTCTCCTCGGCCCCGATGGCGCGCTCCCCACGGACACAGATGCCACCGTCGAGACGCGCGCGGAGACCGCCGACGCCCTCGGCGCGAGCGTCGCGGGCTACCGCCCCACGGCGCCCACCGCGCGCTCGCAGATGACGTTCCTCGCGTCTGCGCCGCGGAGCTACACGCAGGTCAACGACGCGTTCCGGCAGATGGGCGACGTGGTCGCGTTCAACCTCGCGCTCCCCGGCATGGTCGGCCCCTCCTCGAACGCCGCGACGCGCGCGCTCCTCGACCTCCGCAGCGCGATCGACGACCTGCGCGGGCGCTACGTCGTCGGCGACGGCCGCAGGCGCTTCTACACCGTGCCGTCGGGCATGGCGCTGTGGGAAGTCTCGCTCGCGGTCTACGGGACCGCCGCGCGCGTGCGCGACCTGCTCGGCGCGAACACGATCACCGACCCGCTCGCGGTGCCCGCGGGCACCGTCGTTGTGGTGCTCCCGTGACGGTCGCGAACGACCCGCGCGAGCACACCGTCGACCTCGTGCTCGCGGCCTCGGGCCTCGCGCCCGACGTGTGGGACGAATACGCCATCACGATCGACATGTTGCAGGCGGGCAACGCCTTCACCTTCGGGCTGTGGTCGTCGGAGACGAGCAGCACCACCTGGGATGCGCTCCGTCGCGGCGTCAAGGCGCTCGACTCCGTCGTGGTGGGCATCGACGGCGCGGCGCAGCTCAACGGGCGCATCGAGAAGATCGAGACCGGCGCCGACGGCCACGGCGAGGCGCGCATGGTCATCTCGGGCCGCGACCTCGCAGGCCCCGCGCTCGATTGGGACGCCGACCCGACGCTGACGCTCACGGGCATCCCGCTCGAGCAGGCGTTGCAGCGCGTCTTCGCGGGCGTCGGGCTCCCGGTGCGTATCACCACCGCCGACGCAGCGCGCGAGACCACCACGCGCCGCAGCCACGGCGCCCGCGGCACGGCCACCGAAGCTGCCGCGTCGAGTCGCCCCGCGGCGGGCCTCTCGCCCGCGCTGCGCGCTGCGCTCGGCGAAGCCGCTGCGCTCCCGCGCGCGTGGGATGCGGAGGGCATCGCCGCCCGCAACACGATCGCCCTCACACCGCTGACGCCGCGCCGCTCGGCTGCGCGGTCGCGCGCTCGCGCCATCAAAGACATCATCATCCCCGAAGCGCACCCGAAGCCCGGCGAGCGCGTATGGGCCTTCGCCGAAGCCATCTGCGCGCGCATCGGCGCCCTCATGTGGACGGCGCCCGACGCACAGACGGGGCTCACGATCGTCGTCGACACGCCGAACGACACCGACCCCGCGACCTTCGTCTTCGCGCGGCGCATCGTCGACGGCGTGGCCGATCGACGGAGCAACATCCTCGCGGGCGTCGAGACGATCGACGCGCGCCCCGCGCCCACGAGCGTGACCGTCTACACGGGCTCGGATCGCGGCGACAAGGTGAGCGTGCGGCAGCGCGCCGTCGCCACAAACACCGCGCTCACGGACGCGCGCGTGACCCGCGGGCTCGTGGTGGCCGACCCGCCGCCGCAGCCCCGGCACATGCGCTCGACGCGCGCGAAGACCCTGGCCCGCGCCGAGCAGGAGGGCCGACGCGCCATCCTCGACGCGATGCGCGCCTTCCGCACGTACCGCCTCACGGTGCGCGGGCATGGGCAGATCGTCGACGGCGTGCGCACGCTCTACGCGGTCAACACCGTGGCACGCGTGTACGACGACCTCTGTACGAACGCCGACGGCGCCCCGCTGGACGAAGACATGCTCATCACGCGCGTGACCTTCAAGCGCTCTCGCACCGCGGGCACCGTGACGGAGCTTTCGCTGGTGCCCCGCGGCGCCCTCGCGATGGAGCCCGACGATGTTTGACCAACTGCTCGACTTCGTGAAGCTCTCGCGCCTTACCGTCTCGACCGCGCGCCGCGTGCTCACAGCGCAGATCACCGGCGCGGGCGACGCGGGCGACGACGCAGCCGCGGAGACGCTGTCGAGCGTCGAGGTGGTGCAGCCCCTCGGGCTCCTCGCATACCCCACGCTCGGCGCCACGACGGAGGCGCTCATCGCGCGCATCGGTGACACCGCCGTCGCGCTCGGGCTGATCGACAAGGGCGGCGCCGCGCAGGCCGTCGAGGCGGGCGAGGTGCGGCTCTACGGTCCAGGGTCGCAGAACGCGACCGCCGTCGTGCGCATCCGCGCCGATGGCAGCATCGAGATCACCGCGAAGAGCGGTGTGAACATCTCGCTTGCGGTCGACGGCGCGGGCGACGTGGTGCTCGACGGCGGGTCGTTGAAGGTCGCGCGCGCCACGGACCCCGTGAGCGTCACGCTCACGGCGCTGCAGATCGGCACCATCATC